TTTCATGACTTATTTGTGCCTTGAGCGAAGCGAAAGGAATGGTGAAAAACATGATTGATGATGGAAGCGATTTTTACGACCTTGATACATTTTACTACTATGTTCGAGAAATTTTACATTATAAGCGGTTCAAGGCTGACTGCGAACATTGCACCAATATTATTTGGGTAGATTCCCCTACGGCAAAGCAACAAAAGCCAGTCTGCCTGGCTAAAAAGAAAATTTTGAGGACAGATTTCAAGGACAAGCCATTTAAGTGTCCAAATTATGGAAAGGCAGAGGTTAATTATGGCGGAAAGACGTATGATGTCAAAAAAAATCATTGATAGTGATGCATTTACTGAAATGCCACTATCTTCACAGGCATTATATTTTCATTTGTTATTAAGGGCAGATGATGATGGATTTTTGAATAACGCAAAGAAAATAATGCGGAATGTTGGAGCAAACCAAAATGATTATGACATGCTGCTTATGAAACGTTTTATCATCCAGTTCGATGAAGGTGTGTGTGTAATAAAACATTGGCTTATTCATAATTACATTCGGAGTGACAGATACAAACCGACACAATATATTGAGGAAAAAGATATGCTTTCTATTAAAGAAAATGGCGCGTATCAGTTAATAAAAAGTGATAATGACTTACCAGAAGGCAACCAAACGACATCCATTGGTATACCAAATGACAACCAAAAGCGCACCACTTGCGACACAAATGACACCATTTTGCTTACCAGGGAGACGCAGGTTAGGTTAGGTAAGGATAGGATAGGTATAGATAAAGATATTATAGTGTCTGACGACACTATATGTCGGACAGATGTCCAACGTGTGGTTGAAGCCTGGAACCAGTTGGGAGTAAATCCCATAAGTAGAATGACATCTACATCCACTCGATACAAAATGATTTCTGCCAGAATAAAAGAGTACGGTATTGATGATGTTCTCAAAGCGATACAAAAAATAAATAGCAGCACATTTTTGAAAGGAGGAGGCAATCGTGGTTGGATGATTGATTTTGAATGGTTTGCCAGGCCTAATAATTTTCCAAAAGTGCTTGAAGGTCAATATGATGACAAGAATAAATCTGGGAGTTTGGAGGGATGGTTGAATGAGTAAGACAGAGTTTATGGATGTTATTTCCATCATACGCGGAGCCTATGCTAGAAGCGATATGTTGAAGGATATTAACGAGGTAAATGTTTGGTTTGAATCCTTATGCGATTTGGAATCCAAATGGGTAAAAAATGCAGTATCACAATGGGTCAAAGACAGTAAGTTTCCACCCGCAATTTCTGAGATTAGGGATTTGGCGAAAAAAATTGCTCAGCAGGAATATAAGGCAGGGAATGCAAAGAGGTGGCAATGATGGATAAAACAGACAAAATCATCATTTATACGGATGGTTCAGCTCTTAATAATGGTTCACCTGATTCTGGCTGTGGTTGGGCGGCTAAGTTAATCTACAATGGCAAATATCGCTTAAAGAGTGGTGGGTGTCGCGGGAAAACAAATAATCAGATGGAGATGTTGGCAGTTCTGAATGCCTTGAAATGTATTACTGACCGAAGTTTGCCGGTAGTCCTTTATTCTGATAGCAAATATGTAATCGAGACCTTAAAAGGGACATATCGGGTGGGAAAGAATGTTGAATTGTGGAATGAGATACTTGCGCTTTATAACCAGTTTGCAGATATTTCTCCAATTTGGGTAAAAGGGCATAATGGAGATATACATAATGAGCAGGTAGACAGGCTGGCGGTAGAGGAGTCTAAGAAATGGCAGTAGGGCAGAATGTATTTGAATTAGATGAAATCCGGAAAACAGTACATGCTTTAAAAAACGATGGAGAGTTGTTTGAGGTTCGTTGTCTGGAAGTCAATGGAAAGAGGGTAAGCAGTGGCTATTTTCGTGATGCTGATACTATGTTGGAACAACTTTGCCATCTGAATTCATCGAATAGCAATATTTACATGGTTTTAAACGACATTAAGCCAGATTGCTATTCCAGAGAGCAAAGAAATCGGTTTGTAACAAATATAAAAGTTCAGACAAGCGATAATGATATTGTTGGTTATGATTGGCTTTTTGTAGATGTAGACCCAAAACGTCCTTCAGGTGTATCTAGTTCGGATGAACAGCTGCAAAAGGCAAAGGAAACTGGAAATAGAGTTTATGCGTTTATGAAGAATATTGGTTTTAACTCACCAGTCACAGCTATGAGTGGAAATGGAATACATTTGTTATATCGGATTCAGCTTGTAAATTCAGAGGAAAATAAAACTTTGGTAAAGAGTTGCCTTATGGTATTGGACATGTTTTTTAGCAATGAGACTGTATCCATCGACAAGTCCAATTTTAACCCGGCAAGAATCTGCAAATTATATGGAACAATGGCGCGGAAAGGAAGTAATACATCGGAGAATCCGCACCGTATGAGTCACTTGCTGACTGAGGGAAGTAAGGAACCAACAGATAAAGCATATCTGGAAAAATTAGCAGCTATGCTTCCGGCACCAGAGAAACCGCAGAAGTACAACGGATATAGCCCTAAGGAATTCAATCTAGAAGAATGGTTGATAAAATATGGGATGCATTATCAAAAGACCAGTTATTCAGACGGAACCAAGTATATTTTGGAACAATGCCCATTTGACAGCAACCACAAAGGAAAAGATGCCTGTATTTTCCAGGCGCGGTCCGGGGCAATCGGATTTCATTGCTTTCACAATTCCTGCCAGGATAAAACCTGGCGGGATGTGAGAATATTGTATGAACCTGAAGCATACGAAAAGAGGCAACAGGAATATGAGCGGAAAATTTATTCAAGGCAACTAGTTCAATCCCAAGTAAAGGTTATTCAACCGGTAGATGGAAAACCGATATTTTATACGGCTACGGATATTCTAAACCTGCCGGTGCCAGATGAACGTTTTATAAAAACTGGAATTGCAGATGTTGACAAAAAAATGAGGGGACTAAAAAAGGGATATGTTTCTGTTATGTCAGGGTTGAGAGCAGCTGGTAAAAGTTCTGTTATTTCCGAGATGGTTCTGGACGGCGTTGAGGCTGGAAACAATATTGGAGTTTTTTCAGGGGAATTGGCCCCAAAGAATTTTATGAGATGGATGAATCTACAGGCTGCCGGAAAAGGCTACACAGAGCCTACTCAATTCGAAGGTTATTACAATGTACAGAGAAAATATCAGGAGCAGATTGCGGAATGGCTGGATAGAAAGTTCTGGTTATACAACAACGAATACGGATTTGATTTTCAAGCGGTGGAGGAACAATTTAAACGTAAAATCGAGGCGGACAAATTGGATATGTTGATTTTAGATAACCTTATGACCTTCGATATTTCCGGCATGTCAGAAAACAAATATGAGGCGCAAACCAAATTTATTTTGACACTGCAAGGTGAGATTGCTAAGCCCTATAATGTGCATATTTTGTTTGTGGCACACCCTCGCAAGGCTATGGGATTCTTGCGGTTGGACGATATTTCAGGTACAGCCGATTTAGGAAATGCTGTAGATAATGCATTTATTGTACATAGAGTTAATCAGGATTTCAAACGCCTTAGTAAGCAAATGTTCGGTTGGAAAGATGATAACCCGATTTACCAGGCGACAAATGTAATTGAGATTGCCAAAGACCGTGATGGCGGCATGATGGATTATTTTATCCCACTTTATTATGAGTCAGAAACCAAACGTCTGAAGAACTATTCAGCCGAAAACAAAATATACGGGTGGAATAAGACTGATACTGGATTTATTGCAGTACAGGGGGAAATACCGTTTGATTAAACACGCATTTAGCGGAGGAGGAAGAGTGAATGAAGGGATATAGACCAAAGCTCGTTGAAGGGCGCGTAAGTGGCACTGGATGGCCGATAGATGGGCATGTGGTAGCGTTAACGCTATGGGATTATGACAACCATGAGAAATACCATCTGTTCAGCTGGCCGGATGAGTCGGATGATGCAATGATGCGGACCATGTACCAAACAGAAGAAGAGGCGGGCCTATGTCTGGCTGATAGTCTGGAAGATTTTCAACAGAAATGGAAATCAGAGGAATGGGAGGCGCAAGGTTCATTTTGCATTCCGTTTGATAAGGTGGAAGTCACCGATGTTATTTGGGAAGAAGAAAAGGAACATGATTACGGGGAGAGAGGGAGGGAAAAGTATGACAATTGACAAGCGAGAAGCCGTAGGTATATTGCAGGAACACATTAATACATACCGCTACCAAACTACAGATAAGGGATGGGAGCAAATGGTACGAACGGGAATTGTCGGAAACACGATAACTGACAAGATAGGTTTTATAGCAGAGGCAGAGAGGCAGATACAGGCTTACGAGATGGCTATTAAAGCGATGGAGAGCAGCGAAACGGAGGAGTTTATGGATCGGTGTCACCTGGGGAGTCCTTGTCCATACCAGATGCCCGTGTAATGCTTATAACGCAGCAGCGCATACCGGTACCTGATTCGCAGGACCGTGACTGCGTAAAGATAGCTGGCATGGCTCTGGTGTATGCACAACCAGTAAGACCAGCAGCGGATGTGCCTATGGAGAGATAATGGAGGACCATACGGCCAGGGGTTCCGGTCTGGCGCACATCCACTATATCGTTATTTACAAAATCAATCAAAAACGTAAAGCAGAAGGGAGTGAGAACATATCCGAACAATTATACAAATCCTATGACTGCTCTTAGAGAAAGCCTGGATAAAGGTTGGATAGTGGTCATGTGCAATCAAACATATCTAGAAAATAGTCGCACTTGTCTGGAGTATATTCTGGAAAAGGATATCCCAGAGAATTAACATTTTGAGCAATAAAAAAGAGGTGAAGATATGCCAGATGATACACAGAGGATTGATGATTGTGAGTGTATCTATTGCCATCACATTTTTGATGGTAAACGGGCCTGCAACTCTAATATGGACGCTGATGTCGTGGAGTGTCCAAAGTGCGGCCAGGAAATGGGCGTGAGTTTGTCCATTGAGTATTTGTGTTATTCAGTAGATTAGCCTGCAAATG